CCGACCCCTGCCACTTCTTTCTCTCCAAAAGAACTTAAAACGCCGTTTGAATTACCTAAAGGAGTTAGTTGTAATGATTAAAGAAGAAAAGCACAGAATTCTGCCTGCTTTAGATAGGGCACATATTGAAGCGTTACGTCAGGGAATGATTACAGACCTTGATGCTGCTGGTATGGCTATGGCGTTTACTTTAGCTGGTGTTTTGGATGGTGGAACACTTAAACCTATTGAAGAAGTTAAGTATATGGGACAGTTACAACAGATTTTAGATAAGTATGGGCTAAGCTTGTTTGGTCGTAAAGAAAAACCTGAACTAGAAGTTGGTGAAGACCCACTTGAAGCATTACGGCAATTCAAAACCGAGACTACAGACCACACCAATAGCGAGCCAAACTAAAGGTCACGAAGTTGTTGAGTTTGCCAAACAAATTGGTATGCCTTTGCTGCCTTGGCAAGAAAACGTAATCCTTGAATCCAGCAAGATTAAAGAAGACGGCTCATTTCAACATAAGACTAACCTGATTATTGCAGCTAGACAAAATGGTAAAACACATTTGCTACGTATGCGTATCCTGGCTGGGCTTTATTTATGGGACGAAAAACTACAGGTAGCCACGGCGCAAAACAGAGACCTTTCACTTGAAACATTTAGACAAGTCATTGAAGTTGTAGATAACTTTGATTGGCTAAGACGTAAAGTTAAACACATAACCAGGGCTAATGGTCGCGAAGAAATAGAAATCAAAGGCACAGGTTGTCGCTATAAAATCATTGCACCAACAGCAGGTGCAGCTAGAGGTTTATCTTCAGACGTTGTTTACCTGGACGAAGTAAGACAACACAAAAACTTTGACGCATACTCAGCTTTAGCGTACACAATGCAAGCACGTCCAAATTCTCAAGGATTTTTCATCAGTAACGCAGGAGACCACCAAAGCGTTGTACTAAACAATTTAAGACAGCGTGCTTTAGAAAAAATTGAAAAAGATACCCAAGATGATATTAACTTTATGGAATGGTCTGCAGCACCACACAGAAAACTAAACGACATAGAGGGCTGGAAAGAAGCAAACCCTGCACTAGGACGCACTATTGACATATCAGCAATCAAAGCCAGAATGTCAGACCCAACAGAAGTCTTTATGACAGAGTGCCTTTCTATGTGGGTTACAACAATGAACAGCCCTTGGCCACTTGGGTCTTTCAATGCTTGTATGCAACCAAACTTACAACTTAAACCAGATAGACCAACCTGGTTAGGTTTAGAAATATCACCAGAACGAACAAGCTGGGCTTTAACAGGAACACAAGTATTAGACGATGGTTCAATAGCTGTAGGTCTTATGGAATGTGTTGAATCAGAATATGCAATAGATGATTTAATTATTGCTGGACGTGTATCCGAGTGGGCTAAACATTATAACGCCGAAGCAATAGTTGCTAACAGGTTTAGTGGTGACTCTGTAGTAGCCAAGCTTAGACAAGCAGGTATAAACGCTGAAGTAATTAAAGGAAGTGACTACTACCAGGCTTGTGATGCAACATTGTCGGCTATGAGTGGTGGTAGACTAGCTCATAGTAATCAACCTGATTTAACAACTAGCGTTAATTCTTGTATTAAAAAAGCAAACGAGTCTGGGGCTTGGTATATTATGCGACGTCAACAATCAACAGCTGCTATCTCAATGGTTTTAGCTGTATTCAAAGCCGAACAATACGGCATACGTGGTGCAAACCAAGACATTGTAGTTGCTTAGGTGCTTGACTATTATAACGATTTGGTAAAGAATTAGAAGTTATGGGCTTCTTTCAAAATCTTTTTGGTGTCACACCAGACGACAGCGTAAATAAAGTAGATGCAGCTGTAGCACCATACAATTATCAACAATATGCCCAACCATTTGATTATTTTGGTTTATCATCAGTAACCAGAGCACAAGCTATGCAAGTACCAGCTGTTGCAAGAGCTAGAAATATTATTTGTGCAACTATCGGTTCATTACCTTTAGAAGTTAGACGCGAATCAAACAACAGCAAAGTTCCGACCCCACCTTTTATTAGACAACCAGACCCACGTATGACAGGACAATCTGTTTACACATTTTTGGCAGAAGATTTATTATTTACAGGTCAAGGATATTTAAGAATACTTGAACTTGGCACAGACGGACGACCTTTATCAGCTGAATGGATTTCAGTAAGCCGTATTACAAGAACTTTAGATTCACTTGGACACAATGTACGTTACTACAGCGTGGACGGCAATCGTGTACCCGAAAATGGTTTAGGTTCACTTATTCCGTTTACTGGTTATGACGAGGGATTACTTGTAAGAGCAGGAACAACAATACTTACGGCACTAGCTTTAGAAAAGGCAGTTAAAAGATTTGCAGACGAACCAACACCTAACGTTGTGTTGAAATCAAACTTGCCAATGCCAGCCGAAAGAGTTACAGCCCTATTAAATTCTTGGAAAGAAGCAAGACAAACACGTGGCACAGCTTTTGTTAACGACACAATCGACTTTCAAAGCATAGGATTTAGCCCAGAACAATTAACGCTAAACCAAGCACGTCAATATATGGCTTCTGAGATTGCTAGGGCTTGTAATTTACCTGAATATTACGTAGGCGGCAACGCTGCCGGAAGTATGACTTATTCAAATGTCACAGCTGAACGCAGAAGCCTTATAGATTTGTCATTAAGACCTTTAATGACTTGTATTACACAAAGATTAAGCGACAATGATATTACGCCACGTGGATCTATAGTAAAATACAATTTAGAAGAATTTTACAGCCCAAGTGCTATAGAACGCGCTGACATTTATGAAAAACTTATTCCTCTTGGTGTAATGACAGTAGAGGAAGCAAGAGAAAGGGAAGACTTAATAAATGAATAACTTTATTAAATTCTCAACCGACATTATCGCAGCTAATTCATCAAAACGTGAATTAACAGGCGTTATTGTTCCCTTTGGTCAAGTAGGTCACACAAATATGGGTGATGTTGTATTTCAACAAGGCTCATTAAAGATCGGTGAAGGTATTAAACTTTTTACCGAGCACGATATGACTAGACCAATAGGAAAACTATCAAGATATGAAGAAGACGACAAGGGAATTGTCGGAACATTCAAAATCGCAAGAACCAATGCAGGAGACGACGCATTAGCCGAAGCACAAGAAGGTTTAAGAACTGGATTTAGCGTAGGCGCAATGATTGACGACTATGTCACTAAAGGTGAACAAGTAATTGTTAACGAAGCAACTCTTAGAGAAGTTTCACACGTAACATTCCCAGCATTTGGCGAATATGCCCAAATAACCGAAGTAGCTGCAAGCGCAGACACTTCACAACCAACAGAAAGCGAGGAAACTATCGTGTCAAACGAAGTTACCCCAGAAGTAGTAGAGGAAGTTGCAGCAGAAGTTGTTGCAGCCCCAGCTGTTGAAGCCCAAGAACGCAACGCGCGTCCTGCAATCTTCACAGCACCACGAAGCCCAATTGTTTCTAAAGGTTCATACTTAGAACACAACATTCGTGCAGCACTTGGAAACGAAGACAGCCGTCAATATGTAATGGCAGCTGACACAACAAGCAATAACTCAGCTTTTATTCCAACACCACAATCACAAGAAGTAATTAACGGCATTTCTAACGCTGATAGAGGATTTATTGACGCACTTTCACGCGCAACACTTCCAGCATCAGGTATGTCTTTTGAAATTCCTAAAATTACAACAGCACCAACAGTTGCACAAGCAGACGAAGCAGCAGCATTATCAGAAACAGATACAGCTTCTTCTTTTGTTTCTGTTCCGATTAAAAAATTTGGGGGACAGCAAACGCTAAGTGTAGAGCTTCTTGATAGGAGTTCTCCAGTATTCTTTGATGAACTTGTTCGTCAAATGGAATTTGCTTACGCAAAAGCAACCGACTCATACGTAATGGGTGAAGTTGCAAACACAGGTACATTAAACGCAACAGCAGCAGACGAAGACAGAGAAGGATTATTAGAATACGTTTCATCTGCAGCAGCAGCTGTTTATTCTGCATCTCTTGGTTTTGCTCGTAACATTGTAGTTAGCCCACAACAATGGGGTAAAATTATG